TGATTACGGACTCAGAAATCTGGTGCAGGCAAAAGTGGAAAGTGTCGTTTCCGCTTGCAACTGGGATGAGTTTACGACCGCGAAAGAGTTGATCGCATCCGCAAAGCGCGCTGGACAGATTTATCCGGTTCATGTTGATAAAGTTACCGATCAGAAGAGTGCTAATGCGCTGGCGAAACAAATCCAGTCCTACATTGACAAAATTCAGTTTCCGAACCCGCTGTACAATTTCGCAGGCGCAACATCGGCAGCAAAAGAAGATACCATTCTTCTGTTTGTTGACCCGGATACCAAAGCCGCGATGAATGTTGACAGTTATGCCAGCGCGTATAATCTCGATCGGATGATTCCGAAAGCACAGCAGGTTTTAATTGATAACTTTAACGATGCTGAGGGTATCGTGGCTGTACTGGTTGACAAGCGGTTCTTCAAAATCCGCGAACAGTATCGCATGATGGTACAGGACAATGTAAACCGGGGTCTGCGTTGGAACAGTACGTATACGGTGAAAGAGATGTTCTCATATTCTCTGTTTTATCCGATCATCGTGTTTACGACCGAGACGGTTCTTGTTTCTTCCATTACCGTAAGTGACGTGGGACTGGTGAAAGCCGGAACAGATGTTGACTTTGGCAGAAGTTTTTCTGTTAATTCAAATGGAGTAGCCGATAAAGCAGTCGATGTAAAAGTAGAGGGTAACTCTTCCGCTAATACGTTTGTAATCCCGGGAACAACCATTCTTCGAATCGCAAAAGACGAAAAGAATCTGAAGACGAAAGCAAACAAAGCAGCAAGTGTGCGGGTTGTGGTTACAAGCCGATTCGATTCTTCCAAAACTGCAACCATTTACTTTACGACCGATTAAGTAAGAGGGTGGAAACATGGATAATTTTATTCCGATGCCGCCGCAAGAAAATGTGGCGGCGGTTTCCCCGCAGACGGAGGTAATTTTAGCAAGTGGGATTGAGTGGGGAAACGATTATGAGCATGTACGATACTACGAAAACGGAAAAGCCGGCTGCCTGGCTCATGTAAGAGAAAAGGCAATTCATATTTTTAAGCAATCCGCGCCCGTGAGATGGGGAGAACTGACGTTTAAGGGAAAAGGGAATGAGAGCGAATTTTTAAAGTGCAATTATATTGCGTTTCAGAATAAACCCTATACGGAAGAGTGGTATTTTGGATTTGTCACACGGGTAGAATGGTTAAGTAACGGAAGTTTCAAGATTTATTTCGAACCAGATCGTTTTCAGAATAGTTTTTACAATGTGGTGCTTCAACCGTGCTATGTGGAAAGGGAACACATTGACAAAAAAGCTGATCTTGTCGGAATTAATCTTATACCGGAAAATTTGGAAACTGGGGAATATGTGGACAATCCTAATGACTTGAAATGGTTG